CAATAACCTTGGAATCACAACTACACTAAATGCTTCATCTGGTGGAGGTGTACAAGTAGATAACATTGAAGTTATTAGTGATGGACTTCATATTGAGGTTGATCATAAGAACCATGGAATGTATCATGAACTGAACAGAGTTACCCTCTCTAATGTTGAGTCGGATATTATTCCAACAAAGTTAACCCTTCCATACTCCGCAGATTCTACAGCAAATATTACTGTAGATAGTACTGATAACTTCGATACTTTCGAAAATGTTTCTGTTGGAACCACTTATGTTGGTTATCTACTCATCGACAATGAGATTATTAGTTACACTGGTGCATCTGGTGGAGTAATTTCTGGAATAAGTCGTGGAATTGATGGAACTCTGAGAAAGAATTATATTGCAGGAACTCCTGTTTATAAGTATGAAATGGGTGGTGTTTCTCTCAGAAGAATCAATAAAACTCACGTTTTGAGTGATGCTACTGTTTCGAATCCAATCACATTTGATTCGTACAACATCAAACTTGATATGTCATCTGCTGGTGTTGCAAGAACTGATGGTGTAAGTTTCCCACAACTGTATGCAAACCAAACCAAGTCTTCTGGTGGTAAAGAAATTAGAGCCACTCAGAATATGCCATTTGAAATCATATCTCCTGTGATCGGCAATACCACCGTTCAAGGAACTAATTTGACCGCTGAACTCAGAACAACCTCTGGTTCAAGTCTGAATGATGGAAATGGTCAGGGAATTCAAATTCCATTCATTGATCAAGGATTCGAACCAATTAATCTCAATAGATCAAATTATCTGAGTTCGCCAAGAATCATTGCTTCAAGAGTCAATGAAACTAACAATACTCAGATTCAGGCTCTTCCTGGTGATAGATCACTTGGATTGAGATTGAACCTGAGCACAGTCGATAACAGACTGTCACCTATGGTTGATACTCAGAGAATGAGTGCAATTCTTGTTTCCAACAGAGTTGATAATCTCATCTCAAATTATGCAACTGATAATAGAGTAAATGCATTTGAGACTGATCCATCTGCTTGCCAATACCTCTCCAAAGAGATTAACTTGCAAGAGTCTGCATCATCAATTAAAGTTCTTCTTTCCGCACACATCAATGAGTTCTCTGACATTAGAGTATTCTATGCCATTGGCGATAAGGCAAACTTTAAACCCATCTTCGTACCATTCCCTGGTTATGCTAACTTGAATGAAAAAGGTGAAGTTATTAGTCTTGCTGAAAGTGATGGAAGACCAGACACATTTATTTCAAAAGTTAACTCTGTTGGATCATTTGATTCTTTAGACTTAGACTTTAAGGAGTATACATTCACCGTCAACAATCTTCCAAACTTCAAGTCATATAGAATCAAAATTAACTTGACCTCAAGTGATCAAACTTATCCTCCAAGAATTAAGGAATTGCGTGTAATTACTCTTGCATAATATGGACTATATTAAAGTAAAGGGGAGGGATCACCTAGTTAGGGATCCCAAAACCAATAGTATTATCAATACTAATAGAACTGAATATGAACAGTATATGTCTAGAAAACAGACGAAAGAAAATGAGCAACAAAGGATACAAGATTTAGAATCTGATGTTGCTAATATTAGAGATGATTTGAATGAAATTAAAAATTTATTGAGGAGATTAGCAAACGATGAATCCTGATGATATTTGTCTAGAAAGTCTATCAAAAAACTTTGAATATTTTAAGATTGCTTCTGAGATAGACAATTATGATGACATTGAAACTTTGAGAAATATTGCAAAGTCATATTGCAAACTTTATTATAAACAACAAGAAGTTTTGTCCGAAATTAGGCCAAATAGAACTTGAACACTCACCATTACCATAAATATTAGGAGAGGTTTTGTATAAATGGCGCAACCATCAAATAGAGCAGAATTGATTTCATACTGCAAAAGGCAACTGGGTGCGCCAGTATTGGAAATTAATGTTGCCGATGAGCAGGTAGATGATCTTGTAGATGATGCATTACAATATTTTCACGAAAGACATTTTGATGGTGTAAGTCAAGTCTTTCTCAAGTACCAGATAACGCAAGCGGATATTGATAGAGGTAGAGCTCCAGGAAATAATTCTGTTGCAGGAATTGTGACGACAACGGCATCTGCAACAATAGACGGATCAACCACCACATTCTCATATAAAGAAAATAGTAACTTCTTACAAGTACCTTCATCTGTAATTGGTGTAACTAAGGTGTATCATTTTGATGGAACCAATACTACCACCAACAATATGTTCAGTGTTAAGTATCAACTATTTTTGAATGATATTTACTATTGGGGGTCTACAGAGATTCTGACTTATGCAATGACAAAGACGTACTTGGAAGATATTGATTTTCTTTTGACGACAGAAAAGCAGATAAGATTTAATCAGAGACAAGACAGATTATATTTGGACATTGATTGGGGAAGTGTAAATGTTGGAGATTATCTGGTCATTGATTGTAATAGACTTTTAGATCCAAATGATTTTAGTAGAGTTTGGAATGATTCTTTCCTTAAAAAATATCTAACGATATTGATCAAAAAACAATGGGGACAAAACCTCATTAAATTCCAAGGTGTCAGACTTCCAGGTGGCATCGAATTGAATGGAAGACAAATTTATGATGATGCTCAAAAGGAGTTGGATGATCTTATGGAGAAGATGTCCAATACTTATGAACTTCCACCTTTAGATATGATTGGATAAGTTATGTTAAATCCATTTTTTCTACAGGGTTCTTCTGGAGAACAAAATCTAGTTCAAGACTTAATCAACGAACAGTTGAGGATGTATGGTGTTGAAGTCCACTATCTTCCAAGAAAATATATTACAGAAAAGACTATATTAAGAGAAGTCATAGAATCTAAGTTTGATTCTGCTTTTCCTATAGAAGCATATGTTGATAACTATGAAGGATATGATGACAATAGCAGCATATTAACAAAATTTGGAATTCAAGCAACAAATGAGATAACCCTGATTATTTCAAAAGAAAGATATGAAAGTTATATTTCACCATTACTCAGTGGAAAATCCAACGTAAAATTATCTACCAGACCAAAAGAAGGAGATCTAATTTATTTTCCTTTGGGTGATAGATTATTTGAGATAAAATATGTAGAGCACGAAAAACCATTTTATCAACTTCAAAAAAATTACGTCTATAAGTTTACTTGCGAACTCTTCAGATACGAAGATGAAGTCATTGATACTGGAGTGGATGAAATAGACGACGTTTTGACTGGAGTTTCTGATAATCTTGATGATGGATATACTGCTTTAGGTCCAATCCAAACTCTGACTATGGTTGGATCAGGTAGCACTGCTACAGCATCTACAATGCTTGTAAATGGTGCTATACAGTTCATTAACGTCACAAATCGTGGTAGTGGTTATACAAGCACTCCTACAGTTGGTATAGGTTCTGCTCCTGCCGGAGGAATTACTGGTATAGCAACTGCCAATATGATTGCTGGAATTATTGTTTGCACAGACAGTGCAAATCCAAATGCACAGTCAGTTCAAAGTGTCAGTATTATAAATCCAGGTGCAGGATATACAGCTGCTCCTGGAATCAAGTTTATTGGTGGGGGTGGAAGTGGTGCAATAGCAACTTCTGGAATCGCAAATAATGCTGTTGGCATCATTACGGTCACCAATGCTGGATCTGGATATACTTCTTCACCTGCAATTACATTTACAGGCGTATCTACAGTCTCTGCAGCTGCGACTGCTGTAGTAAGTGCTGCAGGTACTATCTCAGCGATTTACATAACAAATGCTGGTACAGGATATACTATTGCACCGACAATTACAATTGCTTCTCCATTCACCGCAGGATTTGTTGCTGGAATCGGAACATATGTCTTCAACGAAGTAGTAACGGGATCAGTCAGTGGAACTACAGCAAGAGTTCGTACTTGGACAGCATCTACAAACGTTCTTGAAGTTGGAAATATTGCAGGAGAGTTTGTTTCTGGAGAAAATATTGTTGGAGCAGCGTCTTCAGCTTCTTATAGACTAAGACTCATTGATACGGATCCAGTTGATGATGGGTATACTGACAACGAGCAGATAGAAATTGAGGCAGATGCAATACTTGATTTTACAGAAATAAATCCTTTCGGGCAACCATAAATAAAAAATAGTAGGTCAGTGAAAAATGTTTGAGTATTTTTATCACGAGATATTGAGAAAAACAGTCATTGCTTTTGGCACCCTGTTTAATAATATTACAATCAAGCACACAAACTCTTCTGATGATGTTGTGAGCGTGATTAAAGTTCCTCTTGCATATGGACCTATTCAAAAGTTTTTAGCTAGACTGGAGCAGTCTCCAAATCTAAGCAAATCAACTCAAATGACACTGCCAAGAATGTCATTTGAGTTTACTGGGATTGTTTATGATCCTTCAAGAAAAGTAACAACAACTCAGCAATTTACAGTAAAAGATGCTACTGATGGATCTATAACAAAAAAGGCATATATGCCAGTTCCATACAATATGCAATTTGAATTGAGTATTATGACAAAACTAAATGATGATGCTCTGCAAATTGTAGAGCAAATTTTGCCATATTTCCAACCCTCATATAACTTATCAGTTACTCTTGTAGAGAATGGTATTAACGAGAAGAAAGATATTCCTGTTGTTTTAGAAAATGTTACCTTTCAAGATGATTACGAAGGAGATTTTACGACAAGAAGATCTTTAACATATACTTTAAGATTTACTGCAAAGACATATCTGTTTGGTCCTGTTTCCAGTGCAACTTCCGATGTTATCAGAAGTGCTACTATCAGTTACCTTACTGGAACAGACACAACCAATACAACAAGAGAACTTACTTATACAGCAACTCCAAGAGCGATCCAAAATTATACTGGAACTGTTCTAACCAATCTGTCAAAGGATGTTTCTATGACAGATACAATAATCAATGTAGAAGATGGAAGTACTATTACAAATAAAACCTACATCGACATTGACGATGAAGAGATGTATGTTACAAACATCAATGGAAATGCTATCACTGTTCAAAGAGGCAGAGATGGTACAAATATAGAAACTCACATCACAGGTGCTGCAGTGAAACCAATTACAGCAGCAGATAACTTGCTTGTTGAGAGTGGAGATGATTTTGGATTTAGTGGTTCTATAAACTAATTTTATGAGCGATAAATTTAAAGATTTGAATGATACCTTTAACCTTGAGGATAGTATGATAGATGTAAAACCTGAAAAATCAGAGATTGTTTCTGTCGAAAAAAAATCTTTGGATAAAGACGATATCATAAAAGATTATGAATATACAAGAGGAAATCTTTACTCGGTTATAGAAAAGGGACAAGAAGCACTTAATGGTATTCTTGAATTAGCTCAAGAAAGTGAAATGCCAAGAGCATATGAGGTTGCAGGTCAACTTATCAAAAATGTTGCCGATGCGACAGATAAATTGATGAAACTTCAAAAAGAACTGAAAGAAGTTACTGAGGAAACAAAGACTAAAAATCCAACCAATGTTACTAATGCTCTTTTTGTTGGTTCAACCGCAGAATTGGCAAAGTTACTTAAAGATACGGCCAATGACAATAAAACTAAATAGTTAAAAAAGATCAATGGCAGCTAATCCAGTTATCAATATAACAATCCCACAGGGTTCGGATTTTTCAGAAACATTTGTTTCTACTGAGAATGACGGATCTGCATCAAATCTTGCGGGATATTCTGCCGCCGCTAAAATAAAAAAACATTCTGAAGCAACTGATTCTACATCATTCACAGTGAGCATTGTTGGAGCAACTGGAGAAGTTTCTATAGCAATGACATCTGGTGTCACTACAAACTTAAAACCAGGAAGATACTTTTATGATGTGAGGTTAACGTCTGGAAGTGGAGCGGTATCCAGATTAGTAGAAGGAATGGCACTCGTAACAGCAGGCATTACTACTTAAAACAATGGCAGTAGTCAGAAAGGTACAATCCACTTCTAATATTGCAAAAAAAGGTGCGGTAAAGAAAATATCAACACAGTCTGTTAGACAACCATCAATTGTCAGTGAAATGGGCGACGTTGATTTTGGTACTTTGGATGCGACAAAAGATGGACAAATTGTTTCTTATGATTCCGCTACTAATAAATTTGTTTTGATTACAGCGGATGATTTGTTGTCAGTATCGGCAGAAGACAATGACGTACCTGATGAACTGATTACTGCTCTTGAGGGAGAACTTGATCTTGGAGCAATTCAGGTCGAATCTCTTGATGGAGGTACATTCTAATGCCAATAAGAATGCGGGATTTAACAAATACCGACTTTGGCACCTTGAATGCTCAAAAAAACAAAAATGTAATGAGATATAATGCTTCTACTGGAAAATTTGATGTGATTAATATTGATACAACTTTAGGATTAACCACAGCATTACCACAAAAGTTTGTAGACGTTGTTGAAAGTAAAGTCGATACGGGTAATATTCAGTTTTCAAGTATAGATGGTGGAACTTTCTAGGCTTTGTCTCAAATAAATAATAAAAAACAGTATTAGAAAAAAATGGCTTCTCCCGTAATTCAGTTTAAGAGGGGTGCCTTTGCAAATCTTCCTGGACTTCAGGCAGGCGAACCAGCACTTACAACTGATACCTTCGAACTTTATGTTGGTATCAACAGTACAACAGGTGGAAATAAATTCTTTGGTTCTCATCGTTATTGGACTAGAGAAGGAAGTTCTACGGGAAGTTCTGTAAATCTTGTTGAAGGATCATCCAATGGTTCTAACTACGTAGCGTTAAAGTCTCCTGATAGTCTTGCATCTAACGTAACATATACACTTCCAGGATCTGATGGAACTAATGGCCAAGTTTTAACAACCAATGGTTCTGGAACTTTATCATTCTCGACTCTTTCTTCAAGTTTAAGTCTCGCTGGTGACAGTGGTACAGATACTCTGACCGTAGGTTCAGACACTCTTACTTTCACTGGTGGAACCGGTATTTCTGCTACTGTTTCAGATAATCAGGTTTCATATGATCTTGATGCAGAACTGCAAGCACTTTCTTCAGTAACATCTGCTGCTAATAAACTCCCTTACTTTACTGGTTCAGGAACTGCATCTGTTACAGATTTAAGTTCTTTTGGTAGAACCTTAATTGATGATGCTGATGCAGCAACCGCAAGATCAACTCTTGGTGTTGATGCTGCTGGTACAGACAACTCAACTGATGTTACTCTTGCTGGCTCACTAGATTACATCACAATCAGCGGTCAGACAATCACGAGAAATGCTATTGACCTTGCTGCTGATGTGACCG